TAATTTAAACAAAATAAAAACAAATAAAATGATAAACATTAGTATTGACTTAAACAAGGTGGACAAAACAAAATTGCGCAAACACGCAAATGGCGCATTATATTATAATCTGACAATAGACGAATTGCGAGAGGTCGGTAAGTTTGGGGAAACTCATACGGTGTATGAAAGTCAAACAAAAGAAGAACGGGAGAAAAAAGTTAAGCGCAATTATGTTGGTAATGGAAAGGAATTTAAATTTGCGCAAAAGTCGGGAAGTAATAGCGCAACTGCACCTGCGCCCGAAAAAACAGACGATTTACCTTTTTAGTGGATTTTTTTTCATTTTGAGTGGGTGTTTCTACACCTGCTTTTTCTTAAAAATATAATATGCGATTAATAGACTTAGAACGCCTGAAATCGGAGGGGAAAATTAAAGGGTGGAAAGAAGTATCAAAAGCTACGCCAAAGGCTGAAAAACTGCCTGCAAATGAGGCAAAAGGGCTGATATACATTAAGATTGTATTGAACACCATGAATATCCCTTATGAGGAGGAGTTCAAATTTCTGAAAAATAGGAAATTTCGTTTCGACATCTGCATACCTACTTATATGTTATATATCGAATACGAGGGTCTTGTTGCTGGTGGTCGTGGTGGTCATCAAACTATGACGGGTTATACCAAAAATACCGAGAAGTATAATTTAGCATGTATTAATGGGTGGTCGGGATTGCGATATACCGCCATGAATTATAAAGATTTTGAACAGCATATTGTTGAATTTTTAATGAGATACAAATGAAAGAAAATAACCACAGCAGAATATTAACGGCATTGAAGAAACTGCCCAACAAGGAGGGAAATGCCGATGCCATTGCAGCTTATTGCAATCTTGATAAGACCGAAGTAACACGCAGACTATCCGAGATGATTGCCAAAGAGTTGATCATTGATACGGGTCGCAAATCTCTTACGGTCAAAGGATGCAAGGCGAGCATTTATAGGGTAAAAGAAAATAAAAGTCAACAATCACAAACGAGTCTTTTTTGATAAAAAATCAGGTATGAGATTACCGACCCATATACCGCCACGACCGATAGCGATACCTCTGATTTACGAGGGTTTATCATGGTGCGAATTATGCGCATGGCACGATTATGCAAGAAGGCATAATCAGCCAGAAATATGCCTACAAATACAGGCGGTCATATCGGATTTGCCTGCCAATGATAGGATTGCTGTCAGTCAGATTACATATTACAAACCGATTGATTTACAATTTGCAAATCGTGAATAATTTTTAGTATTTCAAATTGTTTTTGTATATTTGTATTGAAATGGTTGCCGACACAACTAATCAAAAATATTTATTCCCTTGCGGGGTTGACGACTGTCGGGTCTGATACTCCACAAGGGATTTGAATTTTATGCCGAAAGATACTTTTTACTTTCCGCACGACTACAATGCCAGAGCCAACAAACACATTAAGGCTTTATTACAAAAACATGGAATTTTGGGATATGGTATATGGTGGGCGATTGTTGAGGATTTATACAATAATGCGAACGCATTGCCAACGCATTACGGTAGCATAGCTTATGATTTGAGGGTTGATGAATCTGTCATTAAAAGTGTAATTGAGGACTTTGATTTATTCATTATTGATGGTAATGAATTTTATTCCGATAATGTCCAAAGGAGATTAGATGAGAGAAATAATAAAACTGTAAAAGCCAAAGAGTCAGCACTAAAGAGGTGGAACAAATGCGAACGCAATGCGAACGCAATGCAATCGCAATCCGAAGGCAATGCTATAAAAGAAAAGAAAGGAAAAGAAATAAAAGAAGATATTAGTTCTATCGAACAAAAAAAACAAAAATTTACTGAAGGATTAAAACCATTTGTAGATGAATTTGGGAAAGAACTATGTAATGACTTTTATCGATATTGGACTGAATCAAATTCCAGTAAAACAAAAATGCGTTTTGAAAGTGAAAAATTCTTTGATATGAAACGCAGGTTAATAACATGGCGCATTAATTCCGAAAAAGCCAAAAAATGAAAAAAGAACTCATATATAGCCAATTACCTCCTCAAAATTTAGACATAGAACGTGCCGTTATCGGGGCTTGCCTGTCGGGTAGTGATGTATTTGGGCGGGTCAATTCCATTATCCACAGTTCGGATTGCTTTTATGCCTATGAGCATAAGCAGATATTCGAGGCTATGATAAGTCTGAATAAAGAACATTATCCGATTGATATACTTACAGTAAGCAATGAACTTAATAAAACAGGCGTATTAGATAAGATTGGCGGGGCATATGAGATAACGAAATTATCAAATGTCAATACTATTGGTCATGCGGAGATGCATTCCATGCTTATCATGGAAAAGTATTTTAAGCGTGAAGTAATACGGATTGCAGGAATGATGATTAGCAATGCTTATGATGAAACTGTAGATGCATTTGAACTTATAGATGCAAGTAAATTGCAGATTGATGAAATAACTAAAGACTTATCGGCAGGAGAAGATGCAACAGTAGGAAAGGTTTATCTCGAAGTCATAAAGGAAATTGAAACGCAGAAGGTGAACAAATCTGCATTAACAGGAGTAGATACGGGATTATATGACCTGAATGAAATAACTAATGGCTGGCAGAATACAGACCTGATAATTATCGGTGGTAGACCAAGTAAGGGAAAGACCGCATTGGGGCTTAATTTGGCATTATCGGCAGCTATTTCAACTTTAGTAGATAAAGTACCTGTTGGAATATTCAGCCTTGAAATGTCAAATACACAGCTTGTAAAGCGATTGGCATCTACGGTTACGGGAATAGACTTCGGGAAAATAGTATCGGGTAGCATTACGGATGATGAATTTGTAAAGATTTCTCAAAAGTCAAAATATTTTAATTCCCTGCCAATACGCATAGCGGATAGAGTGTATTCACTTCCCAATATCCTAAATATGGCAAGAACATGGAAGGAAAAGCATGATGTGGGGTTGATAGTGATTGATTATCTACAACTTATTAAGACTACGAGGCAATCAGGCGGTAACAGAGAGCAGGAAGTATCTGGCATTACAAGGGAATTAAAATTACTTGCAAAGGAATTAAATTTACCTATAATTTTGCTTAGTCAACTTAACAGGGGAGTAGAGCAAAGGTCAAGTGCCGAACCTCAACCTGCTGATCTTCGGGAAAGTGGTGCAATAGAGCAAGATGCAGATGTAATTATTTTCCCCTGGCATGGCGAACAGGATAGTTTTATTTCTATAGCTAAGAATAGGAATGGGAAAACTGCGGTTAAGGATTTTGCGCTTAAAATCAAGTTTGCGGGCAGTATTCAAAAATGGATGGATGCGAAGGCATTTGAGCCATTTACGCAAGCCTATCAGCCTGAAAATGCAAGGGCTGGCATTATGAACAACTATCAGAATGTAAGAACACCATACAAAGACGAAGATGCACCATTTTAAAAAACACAAAGCATCGGAAGTGGTACGTTAAGAAAACAGATAAAGTAACAGATAAAACGGATTAGCGATGAAGAAATTTATATCATTTAGCGGTGGCGTAGAAAGTACAACAATGTGCATACTTTATGGTGCCGATGCTACAGCTATTTGGTGTGATACAGGATCTGAACATGAAGCTATGTATGAGAGAATGAAAACAGTTGAGAGCCAAATACAAAAAATACATCCAAACTTCTCAATAATACCAATTATGCCAAATGTTAATGCTAAAGGTATTTCAGTTGCATCGCTTGAAGGTTATTGTGTTGAAATGAAGGTAATACCTACAGGACAAATGAGATTTTGCACAAGACTATTCAAGATTGCCCCTATTGATAACTTTTTAAAATCACAAGGAGAATGTGAATTGATGATAGGGTTCAACTTTGATGAAGAAGGGCGTACAGGAAACATGGAGAAAATGGAGAACGTAACATATTCATATCCGCTAATAGACGATGGACTAACAAGGGAAGATTGTGAGGAAATATTAACTCAATACAACTTACTACCTAATTTTCCTGTATATATGAATAGGGGGGGGTGTAGAATGTGTTTCTTTAAATCAGAAAAGGAATACAGAGCATTATACCACCTTAACAACAATGAATTTATTGAAGTGATGCAATTTGAGCAGAAAATACAAGACAAGAGAAAGAAATTCTTTAGCATAATGGGAAATGGTAAATCACTTAGTCAATTAGCCAAAGAATGTGAGCAAGAGAAACAATTTATGCCAAATGAAAACTGGAATGAACTATATAAGCAACTTAAAAAAGAAACATCATGTGGTGCTTTTTGCCACAGATAAACCATAACAGATGACACAATCAGCACAGGCGGAGATAATTGCGCATATGAGCAAACTAAGCAGGGCGGTAAAAAGAACCGTTCCGAGGTCAGAATACCTTTTAGAGCAAGTTAAGGCAAAGAAGGCGGCAAGGAATAGCGCTACGTTCATTTTAGACACGGTATGCAACTACTGTAAAATGGATATTGGGAGGGTTAAGGAAAAAACACGGAAAGCATCAGTAGTAAATGTCAGGCAAATTGCCATGTATGTACTTCGGGAACATTCGTACTTATCGCTGGTAGAAATAGGAGATACCTTCGGAGGATATGACCATACAACGATAATACATACAGTGAAGGTAGTTAAGCGGAAAATGGAGGAAAATTCAGATTACAAGGAGGATATTCAAAACATTATAAACATTTTAAATCAAACGGTATGAAAAAACAACTAAATGCAGCTATCGCTGCTGCGTATTGGGGGTGTGAAATACACACCAAAGGAGAAACATATAAGATGCATGGTATGCCCGCTTTATTCGGAGAAATACATCTTTCGTTCGCACCGAGAGGAAATGAGGCATTAGAGGTTGAGCAATGTCAACTCGTCCTAACCCCGCTATCTGCCATTTCAGACGAGGACGCTATTGAGGTGGCGAAGATTATAGATGCTAATAACTTATGTGGTTCGGGCAAAATATCATATGAATTTAAGCGTGTACAAGCATTTAATTATGACAAAGGAGAGAATGAGCCAGTGCCAACAGTTCAGAGATTAAATACAAAAGGGGATAGTATAGGATTATTGATAGTAGATTTTTCGGCGCAGCATATGGAAGAAAGAAAGGTTATAGACTATCTACGTTCATCAGTTCGCCCTGACGGTACGCCAAAGCCCATATACGACTGTGGCTATCTTGACATACCTTCTTTAATCGAATCGGGAATTGCAGTTGACAAAACCAAAATGGAATGAGACACGCCCGCCAATCGCCGATAATTCTTCACTACATTACGTTAATCAGGATTGCGACTAATGTACAAATTAAGAAACTAACTAAAAAGAAACGACATGGATAACAAAGAAATAAAAAAATTAGCTTACGAACACGCACGAAATGAAAGATATCAAATTACAGCAAGGGACTCTTTTATTTCGGGCTACAAATCCAACCATGCCGAATACACACAGGAAGATATGTTGCAATGTTGGAAAGCTGCATTGGCTCATAGTTTTGATTATAACTTTAATGAATGGTTAGAAAAATATAAACAATCTAAAACCGAGAAACATGGATAATCAGAAATACGATTTTACCAACAAGGCAATCCACTGCGAAAAGTGGTACGAAATGCAAGCAATAGCATCAATTGCGAGAATTAACGGGTTAAATGTTGGCTATATAAGTGAGATGATGTTTATACGTGGTAATGTATTCTTTATACTTGCAATAGGTGCTTCATCATGGAGAAATGAAAATTACCAAAGTGTAAATAGACACGAAATTGTAACCTACGCCGACTTCATATCTGGCGATAAGCGCATACCCGAAGTTAGCGGGAACATTGATATCGGGCATTGGTGGGAGAATGTTCACGAAATGGATTGATAACAACTAAAAAATGAGGGCAAATTATGACACAGGAACTACAGGATAAAATACGGGCAATCGCCGAGTATGATGAAGGGGATATGAACCTAAAACTAACAGAAATTGAAATAGAGGAACACAGCAGATACCTCACATCAATGGATTGGTTACACCCCGTAGCCATGAAGGTTAAAGGTCAACTGAAACAATCAAAAGCTATGCATTGGCAGTTCTATAATGCAAACATTGCATTATCATTATCATCTGAGCCAATTAATGGTGAATACATCGACCTGTTCAACGACTGTTACAAGGCAATACAATTACTCAACCAAATGAAAGAAAAGAAATGACACAGGAACAAAAAATCAATGAATTTGCTAAGACACTACGCAGGGTTTTATATTTATTTCAGATACTTGAATATAACCTTGATGATTTGAAAACAAACAGCAATTCCAGCCCAACAATTAATAATGAGGTCAGATTATTCAATTACAGAATAAAAGCCCTGAAATCGGAAATAAAATACAAAGTTGGGGATAATTGGAAGCACGTCAATCAAGAACTAAATAGCGATAGATTGCACGATATAAGTTTACTATTAGAAAGAATCAGCAATGTGGACAACATATCAGAAATAACCGAAATAATTAACCAAAATAAAATTATGAAAGATGAGCGCACCTCGTAAAATTGGCGAACAATGGGTAAAACGCATAAAGGGCATAAACTATCTCATGGAGAAAATGCCCGATGGCTCACGCAAAGCAATCCAACGTATTGACCCATATAAAATACCGCAACGGGCAAATAATAAATCAGGCACAAAACCACCCGATTACCGAAAGCGTATAAAATCCAATCCCGATAACCTTACCAATATGATGAAGTTAAAGGGTACGGAAAATATATATATTGCAGAGAATAGCAGAAGGGTTGACCATGTAGTACGCATTGACAGTAAAACGCTTATTATCAAGCACAAAAAGACAGCCTAATGGAATACAACTTCTCACAAACAGAATACAATTTATTACGAATGTACCGTGATACCATTCAACGGGCATTTGATAAATATAAAGACGAAAATATAGAATACATTGCCGTTAAATTAGGCATATCCTGCAAATCACTTTATCGGTTCTTAGACCAGTTTGAGATGCGTAATTTAGTAGATGAGAATAAAGAATACAGGCGTAAAATTAAGAAAGGACAAATGGCATGATTGTTTCGGACAAATGCCCAATATGCCATGCAGTAGCTTCCTCGTCTAATCCATAGTTATCCCGCAAATATGATACGAAATGATACAATTCGTGTATGATAGTGTTATGCGGATTGGTATCTCGCTGATAAATGATAAAATGCAATCCCGTATCTGCGGTAACAAAAAGAGCATAAGCAGAATTGCTTATATCCTGTAATCCATATTTAGTTTTGAGATGCCGGTAATATAAGTCGGTATTATCACATTGCACAAATATCAGGGTTTCCCCGAAAGGGTCAATCCTGATTTTGTGCTTTTGTGGTTTCATTTCTTATATGTTAAGCCCTTTCTGTTAGTAATATCCTTTCTGTTAAGAGTTTTTATATACTCCCAATACTCTGCTAATTTAAGTAAATATTTGGTACGTTCCGTTACTGTCATGCCTTGCAATTCCTGCGATGTGAGTATTTTCATTATCCATATTTTTTGAAGCGCATCCATTATACCCTATATGATATAAATAATTGGTGATATACAAATTTATACCTTTATAGGTATATTGTTCATCATTTTTAATTGTTCACGAAAACGTGAAATGTCTATAAAAATGAACAAAAACGCCATAATTGTTTATTTAATGCAACTTACCATTGATTATCTCAAAGTTATTAACCGTAAAATCACCCAACCTGTCAAAACTAACATGAGCAAATCCTAATGAATGCTTAGTATTATATCTATCATATTTAGGATGCAGGTCGCATAGGCAACCAATACTCCAACAGGCGAATTTTTCACCATTGATATTTCCCTCGCTATGCTTACTTACACTATGGGTATGACCTATAAGCGTATTAGCTTTCGCCCTGATGAATAATCCCCTCGCTGCATTTACAGGCGCAAATACACCACGAATTATTTTATCTCCATGTAGGATATTCAATTTTCCCGCTTTAATTAGCGTATATCCGTCTATTAATTCTATATGCAAATCATTCAGCCCCAATCGAGCCTCCAGGCTGAAATATGGGTCTTCAAATATTTCCACACATTTGCGGAATAGGTAATGTTCCCACCTTTCATCGTGATTGCCCTTTACAAATACAATTTTCTGAGAAGGGAAGAATTTGCGTAATGACACAAGAAAAGCCTTTGCGGTATCAAATTCATATTTAGTATCACGGCTTGCAGGGTCGGGTTCAAATCGGCTCACCCTATGAAAATCTATCAAATCCCCATTGATAATGATGGTATTGACATTTTGTTCCACTCCATATTTAAGAGCCAATGTAACCGCCTCTACATCATGATACGGGATGTGTAAGTCCGATATGATTAGAATATTATTATTTGCTATTGGTAGGATATATGGTTTAGCATCTTGTTTGCTACTTTCGGGAATTTCAAATGGGTTGGCTTTTTGTGTGAATTTAGGTCGGATAAATGATTTATTCGCTATTGTACTTTTACCATGTGAACCACGCCTCATGCGTATCATTCCCCTTACGCTATCGAGATTATTAAAGTACTGCGAGTGCTTTTTATAGAGTGCTTTTGCCAAAGTCATAGTATCCTCATCAGGAAACTTAGCCATGTAATTCTCTACAATTTCAGCACGTTTTTTTGTGAACTCTTTTGTAGTCATAATTGGTTTTGGTTTTAAACAGGTTGGTTCATACTTTCGATTGTAATCATACAACCTCCAGCACGATATATGCGTTCCGTGATTTCCTGTACTTTAGCCCCACATTCCCATATCTTACCGATATTATCAGTATGTTCACCTATCAATATGCAACCCTCCGTATCTGCATCAGTATTGCCACCATGTATGCGTATTTTTTCAAAACATGGTACATTAAGCAGTTCCGCTAAATTCTTTTTGAAACGATTGGAATAACTTACTATTACGGGATATGTACCGTTATCTATGCAGGTCTGACCGCTTACTTTCTTGGTAATATCGCCCTGTATGTTTCTGAACGTATCTTCAAGCGTATGGGCAAAGAAAACTCCGTCAACATACATTTTACCGAGTGTGCAGGTTGGGGTAAATATTTCTCTCGTTACTTTTATTTCCATACGTTTAGATTTTATACGATATTCGGGTAAAGAAAAGTTATTTCGATAATCGTTATAGTTCGATTTATTAGACATAACAATATTGCAAATATAGTAATTATACGTTTACGGGCAACTTAATTCTTCCCGATATATGACCTACAACCAATGCAAGTAGCAAAAATGCGATAATAGACGCAATTCCTGTTGATTTGCGCCATATTGATGTGCTTTCCTCACTCTTAGCTAATTCCCTGACTTTTGCGTCTAATTTCGCCTGTAATAGCGTTAAATTGGCTGTATTCTCAACAACAGTAGTATCATGCACATATTCCGTAACGTGTTCCGTTATTATTTTAGTCGGTGGGCATTTAATTGGTATATGTTTTTTAGAATAATTATCCAATGCCGATGTTACTTCATCTGAGCAATCCATAAACATCATTTGTCCCGGCAATGTTACGGTATCAGATTTGCCCTGTATTACTTTGGTAACAGTCTTAGTAAAAGGCTTAACTGGAAATTTAGCAGCACAATATTCTGCTGCCTTCGGTTCATTGGCATCAAATGTTTTAACTGCCCTCTTAAAAGAATGGCAAGACGCAAATGATACTATCATCAATAAAGCTAATAATTGTTTCATTCTATGTTGGTTTTATTGTTATCCTTAGTCCACCACAATAGTAAAGCCATAGTAGTTAATGCTGCTATCATTGAAATCGTACAGATGTATGTCATTAGTCTTTATTAATAAGCCATATTATGGCGGTAACAAAAACTGAAGCCATAGCGCATAACATTAAAGCTAAACCTATCATAGTTATTCTGTTTTATCACCTATTACCTTTTCGGCTTTACCCATGAACTTCACAAATAGCGACTGTCCCATATAGCCTATCGCAGTAAACGCAAAGCCCATCCATTTACCCGCCTGCTCCAATTGCGCTACCTCATGTTTCCCTGCAATACACAAAGATACAATAATTAAACTAATTGAAATAGATGCCCATTCCATGCTGAAATAATCAACGGCTTTAAACTGTCCGTTTTTTTTCAGTTCATTAATCTTTATCAGATTGTGAATAAGCACACCACCCAAACCGAATACGAATAAAATAAGGTCATTATACTGCATTGTTATCAATTTTTATTATGTGAATATTTATTTTCTATTTCATGCCTCATGCGCTTGATATTTTCCTCTATTTCCCTCATTCTTAACTTGTTAGTACGAATTGTGGTTATAGATGCATATATGGCTACCATACCCGCTATAATACCGACAACCCAAGCAATAATACTCCTTGTTTCGGCAGCTATGATAAAATGTCCGATTGATACTATCGAACTCGAAAGGCTTATATAAAGCTGTTTGTGGTCTGTCATGATATTATTGTTAATGTATGATATATATTTGTTGCCACATAAGTATATGGAAAATCATTATTCCCATTCCACCCTAAATAATCATTACCACTACAAATTATTATTCCTTTATCGGTGCAAGCCCCAGCATCACTAAATAATTTCCATTCAAAATTACATGAACTTTCAAGGTCATCATTCAATATTGATACCTTTAATTGAGTTGACATTATGCCATTACCCGTATAATCTATCGGTTGTATGTTTCTCATAATTTAATATTGTTCTTCGTAAACATTAATTAATCCTAATTTTATTTGGGTTGTACCTGAACCAGTATTAGCCCAAAAAATATTCTGCAAAAGAGTTCCCGCCCCGAATATATTAGTAGTGGGAGTATAGGTATAATTCGTTATTGATGATTTGGTCATCACCTCTAAGTTAATAGTAGGATATGCCGTACTCATGTTAGGAGGGATGAACACCGTTACTCGATATACGTTATTCGCATTTAATGCTATTCCCAAATCATTCTTAGTCGCATTACCAGAACCATCATTCCATATTATTTGCAAATTGGCATCGCCCGCATCTTTAGCTACTCCTATTGTATTTATCCATGTAGATGGGTCAGTAGTAGTAGCGGGAGCATTACCACTATTTGCATAATAACCCATGAATAATCTCTGATTAGCACCTGGTACAGGCATTGTAAATGTTTGTATTGTTTTACTACCTCCACCATAGGTATTATTACCTGCCACTACAGAACGAGCAGCAGAACCATTCCAAAGAATACCTACTGAAATATTATTAGCAGCAGATGATACTGTATATACTTCTGCTGTATAATTGGGTGCAAGATTGGTAGCATCATATAATTTATTCACAGTAGTAGCACTTACACTTGAAGTAAGTGCAGTTGCCCCTGCAAGATGACCCCATGTTATTAAAGTTCCTCCACCAATAGCGGGATAATATCCGCCCACTAATTTAACCCCAACAGAATTTTGTGCTGCAACTTCAGTTCCTACTGATGGCACAAACCTATATTCATCAATTCCATTTATATTATTACTATAAACTTTCAAATTCCCAGCAGATGGAACAGTAGGATTAACGGTAGTACTTGGTCGTACTAATTGTCCATCCGCAGCTATCGTTACGCCACTCGCACCTGCAAATGTACTTGAACTATTATATTGAACTTGACCACTTGTGCCACCAGGAGTGCCACCTGAACTTATTGTTGACCTAACAGCAGGGAATAGTGTTGCGGTATCTGTTTTGAAAGTTCGCCCATTGTAATTAAGCCCATATCCAACTGCGAAGGTACTTGCTATTTTAGTAAATGTCGTTGCTGTATCTTCTATTATTGTCCTTCCTGATTTTGTAATGCCATATCCGCCCGCTAATGTTCCTGTTGAACCTGCGTATGTAGTGGAACTATCTACAAGGAAAGTACGCCCTGTTTTTGATAAGCCATAACCCGCAGCGAGTGTACCTGTTGATGCAGGGAATGTTGTTGCCGTGTCAACTGAAAAAGTCCTTGCCGACTTAGATAGCCCATAACCTGCGGCAAGTGCTGATGCTGATGCAGGGAATGTAGTGGCTGTATCTACAATGAATGTTCTACTCGATTTGGTTATACCATATCCACCAGCCAACGTACCTGTAACAGCAGGGAAAGCAGTTGTAGTGTCTAATGTAAGTGTTCCACTTGATGTGATTGTACCACCGCTTAATCCATATCCCGTACCCACTGATGTAACTGTACCGCCACTTGATGGACTTGTGTTGGTTACTGTATAAGTTGGAAATGAACCTGTAACACTCATACCCGTACCCGCAGATAAACTACCTGTTGCTGAAACAGTTACAACACCTGTTGATGTAATTGCTGTTGTTGGGCTTACTGATACCCCTGTACCTCCTACAAATTGTATAGATGTTACCGCATTTTTCAAATAATGACTAAGCATTGTAGATGTATCAGTATATTTAACTCTTTTATCTACATAAGATTTTATAGCTTTTTGTGTGGCAGATATTTGAGTCCCATTAACTGAAAATGTAGTATCAGATGCAATAGGAGATTGTGGCCTTACAAATATTGCACCATGTACCGTACTATTTAATGCATAACCAATAGGAACTACATTATGTGGCGCAGGTAAAATGCTTTGTGTGAATTTACCCGATGCTGTATCAAGATATAATGCCCCACCATCTGTCAAACCAAATGTATTAACATCATTAACTACACCCATAACAGTAACAAAACCCGTACTATTATATGGTATATCTTCAGTTGTTACACCTATTACTTGTGATGAATTTACACTATCAGGATTGGCTAATGCTATTGTTGGTCTATTACCTTGTGCGTCATTAATATATACTACTTTTCCATTTACAATGGTACTACCAGTTCTATTTAAAGCCCTTACATGGAATTCCTGACCTATTTGAAGATTAACTGCACTATCTAATTGAACTGATAATGTATAATTAGTGGTATCGAAATATAATTCTCCATCGGTTATTGAGGTCATATTAGGCGTAACATCAAATAAAATGCTTTTAGGTGCTAAAGAATGTGTACCTAAATCAACATTTGAATCTGCACCCGAATAAGGTACATAATGTGCTAAGGAGTCATTTAATCGGGTTTTAGTAACAAATGTGCTACTATCGGTAGTGCCACCACCACCCGATGTACTATCATACACATTTCGTACAATTTCAGCAAGTTCATTATATCTCGCACCCACATTGGTAGGTCTGATTACCCTATCTCCTGTCCGATTGGTAATGCTATCATTTACTTTGGTCTTGTAGTTATTTATCTGCGTGTTAATAGTTTGAGCCGAACTATGCAAACTCAATACTAAACTCGTCAGAAAAAATACGCACAATATACGGTACATCTGTCGCATATATATATCCTTCTATTCTTTGTGTTTCTACTAAATCGCTATCGTATTTATATTCCTGCTGTGGGGTAATAATTCCCATATCAGTAATGCCGTTATCAACGCAGAATTTAGTTATCAAATCAAGTGAGCCATATGTTTGTATGCACAAATCATACGCACTTTGACCAATAACCTGTTTTACCTGCTGTATCATCTTGTAGCATTAGGAATTATAGTCATCTTATTGTCATTACCTATGGTTATTTGCGTATTACCCACACTATAACCATCAATTTGTAATTGCCTCTTTATCTTTTTCTTCAATTCTAATATGGTCAATCCTGTACTTTTTAGATACGTCTGTACCCCAACTCCATTGGTAGGAAATTGTTTCCACCAACCAGCAAAGGAATAAATGCAATCGGCAATATGCTGATTGTCAGAAGCTACCGACTGCCAAGCGTTCTGCGTAATTGGCAAATCGCCATTGGCATCTAATTTTATGTCAGTCCTTTGAGCCATGTTGCAATTTTATACTATTTTTCTGATAAATAACCAAATGTTTACACACCTATTTATAGGGATATATGGCAGACTAACTGATAGTACAGCCTAATACACCGACTATAGGGGCGGAAGTCGCACTATCAACCAATCCTGTCGTATATGTAATTGTTGCACTTTGTATTGTTGCAATAATCGCATTAGCCAATTCGGTCATTTGACTATGTTGCTCTGCCGTAGGGGTAGTACCTAATATCGAAATCATTGCGCTAACTATCGTAGCATTATTCATTGCCATATATATTAAGTCAAAAGGTTATCAATTCTTGTTGCTATATCTGAAAAATCTGTTATGTTGTTCGGAACTCCGCTTGTACCTGCTGGCGTAGGTACGGTTATAGATTGTATCTGCGTAATAAGGTCTTTAAGTATAGTACTTAGCTTTTCTTCCTCACGTTGTAGCATAAAGCCATTTGCGTCTATTTTAAGGACTGTTTTGTTCACAACTACATAATAGTAGTCTATTGAACTGAACATCAAAACAAACGGCTGTAATGAGGGCGTATTGCCTATTAAAACAGTACTGCCGATAGAAGGTATAGGAATTATGCCATTGTCAATAGATGCCTGCAATGCTATGCCTGTCATTGACACTTCCTCATCGGCACTTATAGTTGAAACATCGCAAGTCCTATTGGCAAGGTCAACACTATCTACCATTGCCACGATGCCCTCAATTTTAGCCGATACACCCGATGTCCCCGCTAATTGTTGTATGGCAAATCTTATATCTTGATTTTGCGACATTTTAATCTATTTTGTAATCCAAAGTAATTTCCTGCCTCAATCCTGTTTCCCAACCACCGTATGACCTGACTGCCTTAACTTTATACTTGCCATTTCTTTCGGGAAGTATATAATCCACAAATTCCACCGTATCACCATGTTTTACCTGCGGTATGCCAAAAGTTTCAAATGAACCCTTAAATCCGTCATAATAATAGCGTTTCAGATAAGTTTGCCCTATATTATACAATTTATTGGTATCATTAGTCGGAGAGTATATATTTATGCAATATTTCTCCCCTACATTCCCCAAATAATCTTGCAGGTAATTAGCCCCACCCTTTTCAGGTTTTACAACTTTTTCAAATTTAGAGCCATTGTTGTAAATAAATACTTCTGTACTCGCAGCTTTTGTTTTTACCGCACCACCGAATACAGTTTCTTCCGCTTCATTAGATACTCTATAATGGCTTTTAACCACGCAGGAAAGTAACGTATCATCACGCCTTTGCCAATCCAATTTATCCGATATGATATTCTTCTGAAATGTAAATGCATGCATAACGCTATCTTCAGGAATATAATGGGTCAATCCTATCCGCAATTCAATTCCTCTAAAATAACTATCTAATTTATATTCCCTTTTTATCCTTTCTAAAAAAGTGGCAAGACTACCACGATATGTAGATAGATTATTAACATTGAATATTAAATCGGTTTTACTGAAATCAGATACTTTTATGTTTACACCATATTTATTGTATTGCTGAATAAGCGGTAAATCAATAGCTTTATTGATAATATCATTAACTATGTTTTGCAGATTATTATCGCTGTAATGCTTCGCCTCCGTAGGTATCTGCTTACACAACCACATATTATCCTCACACTCCAATGTAAACGGCAGCTTAGGATTGACTTTAGATATAAACCCCTTGAATAGGTCTAATCTGCCATCTTGCCCTGTCCAATATTCTACCTCTGAATTATCCTCTAATTTAACCCGATAACCTACGTTAAAGGTAATCATATCCCCACGCATGAATAAGGGCAAATTTGCCACGCTAAAACCGCCTAAATTGCTATTCTTGCCAGTTCTATTGGCAATCATTAATGTATTAGAACTATCATCTTTAATGGTGATGTTTTTAGGCAAAGTCAACGTACAGGTTTGAGTCAAATCAGCCCATGTACTATTTACTTCGTAAGAGTTCACAAACTTCAATGAGAACTTTTTATCACGGGTATGCTCATTCCCATTACTATCTTTGAACTTAGTAACCTGCTGAACGTCTATTTTGCTTAAAACTAAATACATTATGGCAATATTGTAGTTACTGGAACATCTGAAACCGCACTAATACTAAATGTCTGATTGCTATATTCCCCCTGCAATTGAGGCAATGAACAACCGGGCATAATAACCAAATAGTAAATATTGAAATTATTAAGGAAATAATTGGTAACAGGAATGGATACGGGCGCATTAAGCATATCATTCATTGCAGCAATGAAATCCAAAGGTGCTTGATTTACAGGATTGCTGAATGTTCCCGTAATGGTTATATCATAGTCGCTACCTGATATGTATTCCTTAATGGTGTATGGCAAACCTTGTATGGTTGTTCGGATAACCTGATTATTGAACTTCACGGTAACAAGCGCAATATCCAACACAATGGTAGGATATGACCCATTATTACCTAATGCATCTTTATAATCATTTGCGCTATTCTTGTATATTTTCTTAGTCGGTACTGTTGCTATTCCTGATAATGAGCCGAGTATTACTGTTCCATATTGCGGTGTGCCTATGGAAGAAATTATTTCGGGTGTATCGGGGCTGTAACTTGCGGAATTGAATGCAGACGAATAGGCAGCTTTCAGCGCAGCACTTTCAAGATAAGTTACTGCTGTATTTATCGTACCACTTACGGGCGCAACCACAATAGGTTTTTTCACAACAGGTTCTGCCATTCCCG